TTAGTTAGTCATCGCAACGTAATGGCGTTGACCGCTGTAACTTAGATAGGATAGCCAGTCGTAACCATTTACATTGCGGTAAACACGGTCGTAGTAAACCGTTTGGCCAGCATTATAGTTTCTACCAGTGTACGCAGCGTTTACGCCCACACCATTACGAATTTTAGTGGTGTTTCTAAAGGTGTAAGCTCCGCTTTGGTTTTGTTGTGTGCTAGCAGATTGGCCACCTCCGCCGTTTGTCATAGCGACATAACGACGTTGTCCGCTATAAGAAATGTAGGACAGCCAGTCGTAGCCGTTAACATTTTTATAAATGCGGTCATAGTGTACTGTTTGGCCGGGTTGATAGTTACGTCCGCTGTAAGCTGCACTCGTACCTAGTCCGTTACGAATTCGTGTCGTATTTTGGAATGTATACGATCCGCTTGTACTTTGGCCACTATTACTGCTGTTACTGTTAGATTGACTGCTACCGCTGTTCGTCATGGCAACGTAGCGTCTTTGGCCACCGTAGCTGATATAAGATAGCCAATCGTAACCATTGATGTTTTTAGTATACACGATCGTAGTTCACGCTTTGGCCAGCATTATAATTCATGCCAGTATATCCGCCGCTTGTTCCTACACTTTTTCTAATCTTCGTTGTGTGTTGGAATGTGTAAGAACCGCTTTGACTTTGGTAATTGTCGTTGTCAGGCTCTGGCGCACTTTCTCCCGGTGCTGGTGTGGTTTTACTTGCATCAGCATCATCAGAATCGTCTAAGCCAGTGCGTAAGTCTTGGGCTAAGTCGGCTTTGCTGATGCCCCATTGTTGAAGGTATCCATAGGGGTCTACGTGATCGCCCCAAATGTTGTTAGATACCCACAAATGCGACTTAATGCCTCGGCCTGCGCCGTCAAGCGTTAGTGGGATATTATACTTCTTAGCCATATCCCGAGCGAGGTTAACATAAGCTTTATAATCCTTTTCAAAGGTTGCTTTGTCGTTCGTTCTTGCTAACTCAATTTGAACCGGACTGCGAGCATTTGCGTAGCTACCTGCGCCCCACTGTACATAACCGTCAGGCGAGATTTGATAAACATCTCCGCCATCACCTACAACGTGGGAAGAGTAAGTCCCTGCATTGCGCCATTCTCTATTAAAGTACTGCGCGTTATTGATAGCTGGTGCTACACCGCCTGTTTCGTGCAAAATAATATAGTCATTGGTGGTACGTTGCGATGACCGCATTTGATTGTACGTAGTATCAATCGAGTACGCACCCGCACTTACGATTGGCGCAAAGGTCATAACAGCAACAATTGCTGTCATAAGTAACGTTTTAACGTTTTTTCAAAAAAATACTCCTTTCTGTGCATAAAAAAAGAGCTTAGCTTACTTGCTAGCCCCCCTCGTTTTAAATTTAATGCTTTTCTAAATACTTGATTTAATCCCGTGCTAGCTAAACCGCTGACTGCTCCCATAATGATAGCTTCAACTGTTACTTCTTGAATAACAGCACCTAATGCAGCACCTAAAATACAGACGATTAACGGAATGTATTCGCGCGCTGGTTGTAAAGCTGGCGTAGCTCGAATGACATAGCCCACGATTAAACCAGCAATCACTATAATAGGAATTAAGTAATCATTAATTTCTTGAAAGTCCATTTACTCACCTCCCTTCAATTGAAAAGCATTTGCACGACAGCGCTTATAACGCCACCTGCGCCCGCTGATATACTGACAATTTTCCAGACATTCGACCAATTAAGCATCTTAAGCTCATGGCTACGTTTTTCCGAATTGTCGTTGCGGTTTAGAATCGCTTGCAAAATCTCGTTGTTTTGCTCAGACTGGCGGGTGTTTTGCTCTCGTAGAAAACGATTGGATTCATCTACACGGGACAACCCATTGTTTAAGTCCTTTTGCATTTCCACGAGATTATTACTCAAGCGCGCAATTTCCTTATCATGTTGTTTTATCTTCTTGTCGTGTTCGTTTACTCGGTCCTCAAGTTCCAACGAACCACCTCCTAACTAACTAAAAATCAAAGTATCAAGCCATAAAAAAAGAGGCATACCGTTAGGCATACCTCGTTGCTTTATTCTTTTGGCGGTTCAAGGTCTTCTTCAGTTTCTTCCGGATAAGGTTCGTTTTCTTCTACGAATTTATTTATCCTGTCGAAGCATTCCTGCTCGATTTGCCCACGATTTAAGTAGTTCAGGGCAAAGATTTTGACTTGGTTTTTAAAAAAGGCGCGGTTTAAATAGCCTTCTGTGAGATTCTCTTCGATAAATTCTTCCATATTAAACATGTTATATACTACCTCCTAAGTCGATGATAGCTTGCTTGATTTTTTCTAGTTCGCTTTTTGTTCCGAGGTCTTCAGGCGCTGGAGACCAATCGGTTGCGGTATTCCCTTTTTCTAATTTTGCCCACTCAATCTCTGACTCCGTGCCTGAGTCAGGCATTGCATAGATGTTTAATTTTTTAAGGTTTTCAGCGTCATTTCTCCCATCAAAAGTTCCTTGGTATATATTATTCCCTTTGGATTTTAATTTTCCAAGATCGTGAAGATCGTTGCTAATATAAGCGCCGAAGACGTTTTTATCTTTTCCTAATTTCCTTTTATAGTAAGAGTATAAGTTATTTCTTCCATTTTTTCAGACATATCATAAGCAGCAGTTCTATATACACTTGTTTTAATATATCTGTCACTATCTAATAGAAGATTTGTTCCACCTATCTCTTGGTTACTAAGTTGGTCATCTAATTCGCTAATTTTACCAGCGACTTCGTCAAGCTTATCCTCAACCTCAGGCAACGCCTTATCTATGTCTTCGACTGCAGTATCTTTCGCTCTCTCAACTTCGCCCACATACTCGCCAATCTGGATTTCTGCGTTGTCTCGAGCATCTTCCGTGCTTTTAACAAGACCTGAGATATCCTCGCTTGCTTCACTGGCTTTTCTCTGCACATCGGAAGCGCTTGAACTAATATCTTGCTTCGCACTCTCAACAACCTCAGGCAATGCTTTATCAATATCTTCCACAGCGCTGTCTTTCGCACTCTCAACTTCGCCTGCGTAATCGCCAATCTGGCTTTCTGCGTCGTCTTTCGCTTTTTCAATGTCTTTCGTAGCGCTGTCGCCCGCTTGTTCTACGCGCTCTTTCACGTCTTCGAAGTCTTGCACGTACTTGTCGCCTGCTTTGGGGAGGACGTGTGTAATCATTGACTGCTTAATTCGAAAAGTAAACTGCCCGTCATCGCTTTGACTGCCATCGTCAAAATCCATGTAAACGTAGCCTGTGACCTTTCCCGAGTAGCTCAAAAGCATTTCAGGCAGTACGTATTTCGCTGTTCCTCGTATGGCACTTATTACTTCGATTTCATCACTTTTAGGGATAAATTCTTTCCCACCGTCATCATTTAGAATCATGACCAAGTGGATGGTTGCCTTGCCTAAGTCGGTCGGTTGACCATCTTGCCCGCGGAACTGGAAGTACAAAGCTGCCGAATTTTTATCGTAGCTATAAAAAGTATAGCCCGTTTGTGTTGCTTGTGCGCCTTTAGCACTGGTTCGTATATCTATATTGCCTTTCTTTCTGATTGGCATGTTATCAACTCCTAACTAAAAAGGACGACCGTTTTAGCTGTCCTTCTGTTCTTCTTTTTCTTGGTCTTTTTCATCAGAATTATCGCCGCTAGGTAAATCTAAATCTTCTAAATTATCTACCCAGCCTTCTGGCGTTTGTTCATCATCATCAATGGCTTTTTGCTCAAAAAGACAATCTTCTTCTCGGTATATTCGTTTAAATACTGATTTCATAACAAATTATTTCCCTCCCTTCGACTACTTAGGATCGATAAGAAAAACACCGAACAGGTCAAAACGCTCTCCGGTAGGCGCAGGAATTGTTCCGTCTACATCTTTAAAGCGATAAATCTGTACCTCATTAGGATTCTTGTAATCTTCAGAATTAATAATTTTTAACGTTCCACTCTTTCCGAAATCGCCGACAAAAGAAGTTGTTAAAGTTGTTAAAATTTTATATTTGTTTGGAAGTGTACAAACAGTTGAAGTAAATCCAGCTTCTAAATCCACTGTGCTTTTAACTGTGCCAAAAAGATAACCGATGGAACCTTGCAAAACAATTTGTAACCATGTACTGCGATTGCTTTCTGTATCTTCTTGGTGTAGATTTTCAAATGTTTTTTCAGGTATAATAAATTCACGCTCTGCATAACCAACTTTGCCAGCTAAATCAGTTTTATCTGCTTTGTCTGCAAATTTTTTATCTGTCTCTTGTTTTGTAGCTAAGTCATCAGTATTAGGCGTCCAGTCATAAGCAGTAGAGCCCTTATTCAACATAACCCACCAATCGCCGCTAGTCATGTCTTTATCACGTATTGCTACAATAGCCACGCCATCATCATTTGTTGTAATCGTTCTTGGATTACCAGCAGACACTCCATCGCTAGGAGTATTGACTGTACCTTTATCGCCAGTAGTAAAGAAAACATCATCGTTGTTCCCAGACTTTGGAATGTTCGTAGATAGTGTATATTTTGTATTTCCCTCTAATTCAATTTTGATTGTTGGAAAATCATTAGTTATCACATCAGTATTTGCTTGCTCTTCCCAAGCTTTGACACTAAAATAATTCTTTTGTTCAACATCTAGATTTTTTTCTAGATCAATTACTTTGCTTTGTGCTGTGTCTACTTTTGTATTAATACCACTTATAGTTTTATTGGTATCTGATTCAAAATCTGTTTGTTTTTTCTCTTGAGTGGTTTTCCAATTCGAAAAGTCATTTTCAAAATCAGACTGTTTACTTTCTTGAGTAGATTTCCACGTATCATAATCTTTTTCGAATTCATTTTGCTTATTTCGTTGCTGAGTTTTCCAATTATCCCAATGCTCAGCATAATCATTTTCAAAGCTTGCTTGTTTTTCTTCCTGATCTTTTTTCCACTTGTCATAATCTTCTTCTTGTTTTTTCCAAGTGTCATCACGAATAGCTTCCCAGTCTGACCATTCGGCTTCTGCTTCTTTTTGGAATTCATCCCAACCTTGCCAGTAGTCTTCTTCAAACTCTTCTAGGTTTGTATCAATTTCTGATATACCCATATTGAATTTAAAATATCCACCGTGAAGACGTTGACCGTTAGGCAAATTGATGAAGACGCCTGCACGTACTTTACCTTTATAGCCTGTTAAATATTCGGGAATATCCCAATGTGTAATGCCTTTAGTTGCGTCAACAATATCTGCATTATAGACTAGTTTTTGTTGAGGTAGGCCAAGTTTAACTACATTAATTAAGACTTTTGTGCCCTTGGATAAAGGTAAAGGCTGACCGTCTTTCTCGATATTTATTTTAACCATCCCGCTATCAATATCATAGCTATAAAAAGTCGCTTTTGTTTCTTTTCCTTGGTTTTTAGAACCTTTTTTAGCGTCAATATCTACTTCAAGCACAATATCCTTATACAATTTATTTTGATTTTCACTCATAAGTCAAACACCTGCCCCCCATAAGATATCCATGACATTTGACTTCCGTCTAGTTGTCTATATTTTTCTGCACCTACAAAAACGATCGCACCTCTTGCGTAGTAAACAATATCATTAGAAGAACCTTTAACATCATTTGTTACCCTAACTATGCCAGTAAATATAGAACTTATGGCATACTTTTGATTAGAAATCCCAGTACCATAAACATTTCCGTTCGTTCTATCCCATACAAAACATCTATACTCTCCTTGAAATCTGAAATTGCTGTTATTTAAGTTTTTTGTATTTTGTTTTGCATAGCAATTATCTACTGCACCATATGCGGAACCAATAAAATGGATAAAATAGCCTCTACTATTTCCAACGTCGGTTTGCGATAATCCTCTAACTCGGCAATATGTTTGACATTGATTAAATTGTATAGACCGAACATAAACACCTGTAGGTTGTATCACTGCATCCGTTGTATCGTTATTTGTAGCGACAATAACAATTGCGTTTGCATTAACGCCATCCACTACGACATCTTCTAGATACGAGCCAGGTTCAACATGTATATAAAAACTTACAGAAGATAAAAAAGGCAAGCTGTTAACAGCTTCTTGTATTGTTTTAAATGGTTTTTCTTCTGTTCCATCACCTGTTTTATCGTTTCCTCTTTCGGCAGATACGTAAATGTTAGTTTCCCCACCAGTTGATTCATATAATTCTTCGATTGTGCCATTCAAACGATTGATTTCTATTCTTTGTTGTGCAATAAGTTCGTTAGCGTCTTTTAATGCTTTTACATTCAAAGTCTGCTCGCTATCAAGTCTTCCCTTCAATGTTTCAAAAGCATTTCCCTGTGTGTCGCTTCGTGCGTCCGTAACCTCGTTTGGGCTATCGCCTCCACTTGCTAATACGAGATTATCAATGCGCTTATTCGTTGCTTTGTGGCTGGTTTGGTTTTCTTTTTGTGCTCTTTCAAGTTGTTCAACATTATGGTTAAATGCATTTTTCCATTCGCTGTAAATTCTACTTGTAAGTTTTTTTGAGTGTTCCCAATTCACAACACTCCTTTCTTAGCTAGATTTGCTAGAATGCTTGTTATAGTCTTTTTTGTATTAGACAAAGTGATTTCTGGCAGCTTATTAGGCAAAAGTGGGTAGTCTGTGATTCCAACAATTTGAATATAAGTATTTATATTGAGCGGTTCGTAAATAAATGGGACCCAGTCAAAAATTTTGATATCCGTTTTAAATTTTAAAGAAACACTTCCGGATATGTCCGGTGTGTCGTTTAGTTCTTTTTTGAGACGTGATTCTAAGTTCTTTTTGATCGTATATCGATCATCTTCGACGGGGGCTTGAATGCGTATACCCCACTTTTCTGCTTTTGGAGAAGTATAGGTGATAGGATCGAATACATATTTTTTGTTATCTTCTTCATCTTTTTTTGGAAAACCCTTAATTTGGGTTTTTAAATTTAAAGTATCAATATCAAATTTTACGCTATCCGTATTGTACTTATACCGGATAGGTTCTTCGATTTTTTCCCCATAATCACCACGTGGGAAAAAAAATAAATGCTTATTATCTACAAGCATGGTTACGTCGTAATCATCAATGATTTCTTGTAATAGCTTCAGATAATTTGCGTTCCCAAAATTTTCTTGTTCAACAGTCAGAAATTTATCTTTTGGATCGACAACCTCCCAAGAAAAACCACGTTTATCAGGTTTAAAAACATGTGTGAGCAACTGGTTGATAGATCTTTTACCATCAATAACATCATATTGACGACCATCTTGAACTGTAAAGTAAATATGAGTAGCGGTGACTTTTTTTGTTATATTCTCTCCTTTAGCTTCTGACGACATCTGTTTAATGACGTACTCTTGACCATCAAAAAAAACTCGAGCTTTCGTGCTGTACGATATTAAAAGCAGTTTTATTTCGCATTGTTTGTGTAACGTCAAAATTCAATTCATAAGTTTGATTTTCTTCGATTTTCCTACTAAAGGAACCTTTATCCACATCAGATAAAATCTCTTCTGCGTTACCTTCATAATTTCTTACTACAATATCCATTGGATCACCTACCTATATAAAAACGTTGAAATCCCAAGAAGTTTTATTTGAGTAATATTTTGAATTTCAATTTCGTTTTCTCCTGGAGCTAAACTTATTAGCTGATGATTTGTATCTATCCCGCAATTTACGCCATTTCTTTTAGGATATACACCATCTATTTCTATCCAGTCTCCTGTTCTACTATTTAATTCTGGCTTATATACAAATCTATCTTTCGTTGTCTTATTATTTATAGTGATCTCACCATCCGAAACACCTTCGATTTTTACTCGTAAGTAATGTTCTCGGGGATCTACTTTTAAATCTCCAGCATTATAAATGACAAATTTGCTATGCGTAAATGTGTATTGATAATCCTCCAAGCTTGGCGCTTGAATTTTTTTAACATCTTCCAACATAAAATCTACATTTTTTGTGCTTTTTACAGATTCTGCATGTCCTTTATATGCAACAAAAGTAGCTTTAAACACGGCAAAAGCCGGGTTTATATTTTCGATATCTAAGTCATCGCAGTAAACAGCATATTTTCTTTCTGGATCTTCCGAACACCAAATAAAGTAAGGATCGCGACTAAATAACAACGGACGAATTTTTTGTTTCATTAATTTTAAATCTAATGCGTCCGCTCCCTCAAAATAAAAATTTAGAGTTAAATTAAAAGGGCCGAACGTTGTCGGCCCTAAAAGTGTTCCATCTGAACTTTCGTTTTCCTGGGTATCTACCTTCATATCTACTTGTTCATTTTCAAAATCTATCAATATCAAGCCTTTGATATCGGTTAGTGTATAGCTAAAATTGTTGTTAAATAATTTAACTTCTTCCTTCAAAATTAATATACACCCCCAAAATTATGGACTTCCTTTTTCAAATATTTCCCCTGTGCTTGGCTCATGCTACGTTCAGTAACGCCTTTGGGTTGTTGTTCAATATTTTGGCTACTTGTCAGAATTTTTGTAAGTAAGTCAATTTGTGTCTGCATAGCTTCCAACTGCTGCATGGCAACATTGTTACCGCCACCTGATTGACTACTACCAGAATATTGACTACCGCCAGCGTGAATAGTCTTCTTCGTTTTATTCAAAGAAGCATTATAACCGTCAAACGGTGCAGGTTCCGGCATTTTCATGTTCATGTATTTCAGCGATTGAGCAATCACTTCTTCAGATCGTTCTTTGTCATCAAGTGGCAAGATTGCTTCAGGACCACGCTCGCCAGCAAAGTACGTTTTACTTGTGACAAAACCGCCATTTGCATAACCTACGCCGCGCCAACCCTTTGCTAAAGACCCGCTGTAGTTGCGCAACGTGTATCTAATTGCGGCAAGCATGTTGTCCAAAGGATTCCAGATGTTCCCATGTCCAGGATATTTATTAGATTGGAAAGTTGGATCAATAACTTGCATCAATCCTTTGGAAGGCGTACCGCGTTTTGCATTTGCATCCCAGTTATTAATTGCCTTGGGATTGCCGTTAGATTCGGATTTCATCTGATTCATCAGCAGTTTCAAGTTTCCTGCACTATATTGACCCGTCATTTTTAATGCCTTAATCGCTGTATTTTTCCAACGTCCAACGCCATAACCACCAGCAAAACCATCTCCGCCTTTGCCAACGTCGCCTGGACCATATTTACCAGAAAGGTGCATGTGATTTAAATGGCCTCCGGACGGCCAATTTTTCCAAGAATTTGTAACACCTTGACCACCTGAACCTACACGATCCTTTATTTTATTATTTGCTATAACGTAAGCTAGTTGATTAGGGAAGTTCTTAAACGCCCAGTTCCCCGCCTCGGTGTATTTTGGAGAACCGTTCATGGAAGCTGGATAGGCTATATCAATTGCTTGATGTTTCCCATGATGATTTGGGTCGCCTGGGCGGTAGCCCGATGTGACACCTGTCATACCAGGGAATTTCTTCAGAACTTTTTGAGCGACGTCCCACAGATAGTCATAAACTTTCCATTTACCAGACTTGCCCATTTTTCCATCAAACTCGCCCATGCTGCCGTACTCGTCAAACAAACCTTTTACCCAGTCAAACATCTTATCTTTAGCTTTACTTACAAATGCTTTCCCGTAATCTAAAGGTAAATCGCTCATGCCGTCAAATCCAACAAAATGTTCAATGACTTTTTCGACGAGTTTGGAAGGATCAGAAATAAAATCCCAAACATCACCGATTTTGTCAGCAGCCGATTTTGCTAAGTTTTTAACTCCACTTAAGGCACTGCTTCCAAAGTCTTTTGCTTTGTCTAGCAAACCCGTACCAAATGCGTAACGGTATTTTGGTTTTCCGTTACCGTAAGCGTCAGCTGTATCTTGCGCATTTAATACATGAGTTCCCTTTGGCATATTCGGAAATATTACATTTTTGCCTTTTGGAATAAAAGCATTCCCGTTTGGTGGGATAACAGCTTCTGCACCACGTCCATCATTGACCATAGCGCTGCCACCTGGGTGCCCTTTATTTGCGGTTCCTTGCTTATAGTTTAATTTAGGTTCCCAAGAGTCCAATTTATCAGCGCCGAACTTTTCGAGTATCCATGAAGCACCGCTGATAATGGCGTTAACGGGAACTTTTACAATTTTTACGGCACCTTCAAAGATATTTTTAAACGCATTGACGATCCATTTTTTTCCTTTTTTGATACCGTTGCCTATGCGACTGGGTAAATTTTTAGCCCAATCTACAACGGTATTAAAAGTATCACTAGTATTTTTCTTTAACGTGTTCCAATGACCGATTGCCGAATCTTTCCCTGATTTTGCTGCCGATCCAATTTTCCTTTTGATAGTATTCCAATTGCTAGATGTATTAGCTTTTATATCAGACCATTTACTAGATGTATCTGCTTTGAGTTTTGACCACTTACTTTTGGCGGACGCAACAGCACCAGCAGTCTTTCCACGAATAGTTTGATTTATACTCGACCACTTTGAAGATGCATCAGCTTTTATCTCTGACCACTTACTGGATGTATTAGCTTTTAAATCGGCCCATTTACTTTTTGCAGATGCAACAGCTCCGGAGGCTTTCTCGCGAATGGACTGACTTACAGATGACCACTTTGCTTTTGTATCCTCTTTGATTTCCGACCATCTGGTAGAAGTATTTTCTTTAAATTCTCCCCATTTTTGTTTAATTCCGCCTACCATATCGCTTGCTTTTTGCCTGATCGTATCCCAGTTGCCATAAAGCCATTTTCCTACTGTAATAGCTGTATTTACCCCCGCAACTAGTGGACCAATTAAAACACCAAAGATTCCTTTCACTGCACCAATGATCGGATCTGCATATTGCTTAATTGTGTCCCAGTTTTGCCATAATAGAACACCTGCAGCAACTGCTCCGCCAATGGCTAAAGCCCAAGGTCCGCCTAGCATAGTGATAATTCCCATAATTCCAGTTCCTACGGCTGAAAGTATACCTGTAAGACCTCCCATGGCGGTGATAGCTCCTACTACTCCATTTATAACTGTAACGGCAGTAGACACCGCAGAAATAACCTTTAAAGCTGTAGCAAATGAAGTAAATGTAATAACAAATGTAGAAAAACCTTCCTGATGCTCTGCAATAAAATTGCCAATTCCTGACAAGGCATTACCAACACCTTCTAGCGTAGTAACCGCAGCTCCTGCTGCCCAATCGCCTAATGGAACAAGGACTTCATTCCATAGAAAATCCCACATCGGTTTCAAACCTTCGATGACACCATTGACAAAGTCGATTGCACCTCCCAGTGCATCAAAAAATGCAGGTAGAGCGTCTTCAATGACAAAGCCGGATAAGGGAAGTAGTACATTTTCATATGCCCACGCAAGACCATCAAAGATATTCTGTGTAAAAGGTTTTAATGACTCTGAAAGTCTCTTAAATGAGTTTGTTATCGGTTCGAAATTAAGCCCTTCGGCCCACTCACGTGTGACGTCAACTAACTGTCCAAACCACTCTACAATACCTTTCGCGCCATTTTTCAAACCGTCAAAAGCGCTTTTTAGTAAATCGCCATCACTTTTAGCGGCACCAAAAGCAAGTCCTATCGCTGTGACTACGCCGATAGCCATCCCGATTGGACCAAGTAAAGCACCGAAAGAGGTGGCTAAACTACCAACCCATGTAATAGCAGACCCTATGACCTTAATCAGTCCGCCAAAAGGCACCAGTAATTTTCCAGCAATGGATATCACGGGCCCTAAAAATGCAAGGGCAGCAGTCCCGAACCCAGCGACTTTAAGTGTTAACTGTTGTTGTGCCTCGCTTAAGCTGTCATACCACTGTTTTACACCTTTGATTTTATCAACCATGTTAGCAAAAGCTTCACCAAATTGGACGCCCAATTCTTGAGCCTTAGGTTTTATATCTTCTAACCAATTATTTAAATCTGACATCATAGGTTTTAATTGATCGAAAAAGCCCTTAGTGTCTTCTCCGCCATTTAAAAAGGCCTCGCCAATTTGTCCGATATAAGCCTTTGCATTTTTTGCCATTCCTTTAAAGGTCTTCGCATATGCATCAGCCATACCACCAGCAAAGTCGTCCATAACATCTAAAAATTCTTCTGAAGAAACTTCGCCATTAGAAACCATTTCACGAAAAGCATCTAATGAACCAGCGCCTAGATGTTCCATCATTGCTTGGCTAAACCCGGGCATACCTTCTTCAATCATGTTAAGCTCCTGAGTCATTAGTTTTCCTTGACCTTGCACACGATTAAAGATTTGTGCCATATCACCAACATCACGACCTGAACCAACGGCTGCATCACCTACAAGTTTTATGTATCGTTCCAGCTCTTCGCCTTCATCGACACCTGCGGCCAAAGCTCCGGCTGCAATATCAGTACCTTCAGCAACCGTAGTCATACCGCCTTCAATCGCACTAGTAACTTGATCAGTAATTCGTCCAACTTCTTCAGTTGAATAGCCTAAACCTTCTAGTTTTCCTTTGGCTTCGTCAGTATCCATAATCCGACTAAAACCTTGGAAAGCCGTAAATCCTGCAAGTGCACCGCCTATGCCTAGTAAAGGTTTGGTAATGTGTGAAGTTAGGTTCGAGCCAACTTTTTGCGCATCTTTACCAACGTTTTGAATACCTTGGCCAAAGCCAGAAACTTTCTTTCCTGCTGTTTGTACGGCACCACCGATAGAAGCAAACGCTTTTCCTATACCACCAGAAGAATTTTTAAAATCATTCTCTATACCGCGGCTTGTTTTTGAACCAAGTGCTTTTGTTTCTGCCATGGCACTTTTAAAAGCCGAATTATTCCCTCTGATATCTACTGTTAGTGGCGCTAGTGCTAAACCGTCTCCTGTAAAATCCACATTTACCGCCCCCTTTCCTTGTTAAATTCACGAACTGCTTTGACATCTGCATCTTTTGTTTGTATACGTAAACAAGCTTTAATAAACTTCTGTCCTTCTTCTGATTGCGTCATATTAGCTACCCAAGCATCATGGCGATAAAGTAAATAAACGCTATAAGGTAAATGCTCCAAATCAGAAAAAGCAATGCCCGTATAATCAGACATTGCTTTAAGTGTGGATGTTTGATCCGTATTGACTTGTTTTTGCCACTCTTCGATTTTAAAACTACTTTTTCTTGAGCGCTTCCCCCGCTTTTCCCTCAGGGACGGGGATTTCTAGTTTGGGTCTTGATCAGCTGCTTCTTTTCGTCCCATCAATTTTTGCATTAAAGCAGTGAGCTGCGTGGTACTTAAAGGATCTAAATCAGATAGCTTAAATTTTTTAGATGAAGTGTTATTGTTTAACATCTCAATTAAAACTTTACCCATGGCCTCATCATTAGTTTGGTCTGTTTTGGAAATTTTTTAAACAGAGCAAACGTTGGCTCATTAACACTAACTAATTCTCCATCTATCCATTTAATTTTAATTTCTCTACTTTCAATTGCTTGTAAATCTAACATAATATAATTATCCTCTTTTCATTTTATTTGTAGTTAATTTTGTCGTCGTAGAAGGCGCCGCTATTATAAGCGGCTATTGCTCCCCCGAATTGCCACCATCTGAAGCAGGTTCGATTTCTTCTTCGATAGACGCTAAGAAGTTTTTCAAAACTTCAATAGCTGTAAATTCTGCATCTACAACGGTTTCTTCTTCTGGATTAAATTTCATTTCAAAACCATTTCCTGAAGAACCAATCATAGTAAAACGAATTTTCTTGCCGCTGTCTTTAGTGTGGACAAAGCGAATTAACACATTTTTCATTGGATTGTTTCCGCCGAAAGTGAGTGTTCGTGTGCCTTTTTCTTGGTTTTCATCAGTTTTAGCAGTCGTTAACAATTTAATTTTTCTAAATCCCAATCGAGTAAACCAGATTTAAAAGTAACTTTCTCAGACGTCACTACACGTTTAACAGTTTTTCCGTATTGGTTTTTCACTTCATAGGGTTCTGGTTCGTATGAAACGCTCGTTCCACCCGAAGTATCCCCAACATTATTTTCATCTGTTTCAATTTCGTCATCGTCTGGAATATTGTTTCCTCCAGGGAATTCATACATGTAAAGCTCGCCATCGCCTAAAACAATCTCTTTCTTTTCTTTATCTGCCATGAGTATTTCTCTCCTTTGTTTTTAAAATAAATATTGATGTGATATCCCACATCTCTAAATCATCGTGATAAATAAAACCGCCGCCTGATAAAGTGCCTGTAAAAGCAACTCGGTCTAAGACGACGGCTTTTCCAGTTTTTTTCAGTACTAAATAGATCAATTAGTTGCTGTTTGATATCTTCGACTTCGTCATAATCTTTACCAATAACACGCAATTCGACGTTATCAGACGTAACGTGCCCGCCCTGTGGGGTACTAATTGTGTAAACCACAGAAGTATTTTTAACGTCTGTAGTAAAGGCTGGATAGACGTTAATCGGCACATTTTCTTCAATATATTTTCTTATTTCACTGCCTTTAATCATCTATCCACCTCCTAATAGCTTTTCAACTTTGGTTCTTTCAGATTCCACTGCATCTCTTAGATAGGGATTGGCTTTTGTTCCACTAGTTTTATAAAAATTCCCCGATTTTGGATCTTTATAGACCCAAGGGACATCTTTCCGTCCATTTCCTTCTGAAGCGTAAATTCCTGTGCCTTGATGATGATAAATCGCGTACTCGAGTGTGTTTCCTACACGCCCCACGACTTCGCCGTTTTTCTCAACGACTTCGGGTTTTTATGTCTGCTCTTAAAGCACCCGTTTGTACGCCAACATTTTGTTTTGCTTTGTTAGCTACTAGGTCTGCAGCAGTTTGCATATTCTTACGGAATCGTTTTTCATATTCTTTTACTGCATCATCAACCGACTTTTCGAATTCTTTTTCATTCGCCATTTTCTAACACCACCAAAAACAGCTGAGCTAACCGACCTTCGTTGTTTACACCTTTTAATCTGTAAGTTTTTGTGCCATCTGAAAGCCGGTAATTGTCTGCTGTGAGTGTTTTATTAGGCGTTAGCCCCAAATAATCGTACTGCTTCACACGAGCGCCAGAAGGTCCAAGTGTGAGCTGATTTTGGGCACTTTGGTCGTAAAGACTAACCGAGATCGGCCGTTCTTGCTTTACCCAATCTTCCTTGATTGCTCCAGATGGAGATTCCGTTGTTTCCTTTTAAAGCAAGGTTACTTTTTGTTGTTTCCGTCTTGGGTTCATTTCTTCCACTTCCCGGGTCTACTATTACGATTGATAATCGTTTGTAGATGGTTAGGTAAATGGGAGAAATAAGATGTGGAAACGCCCGAGTAACTTTCTGACTTTACCCCTTCGACCCCTAGTTGATTGATACGTAACAGAACACAACCAACGACAACGTGTTCTAAGGGTTTATTCAATTCCTCTTGATTAGTCCGCGAAAGAACTTCTTCTGTTCCTTCCTCGATTAAATCCTCAAGTAGATCCTCCGAGATATCCATACCTTCAGTACGTGTCTTTACACGATCTAGGATTGTTCTTGCCATAAGGTATCACCTAACCTTCTTCAGAAGTTTCCAAAGCAGCAATACGTGCTTCCAGAGCCTCCAGATCTGATTGATCTGCCTTCTTATTAAGATCAGACGTGTTTGCCTTACCAGAAAGCGATGAAGAATTTGCCTTTTTGCCTAGCTCCGTATCAACATAGGTCTTATCTGCCTTACCATTTACATCGCTCGTGTCCGCTTTTTGTCCCAAACCTTCATCCAAAGCCGTTACATCGTCAACCAGCGTGTTATGATCTGCTGCTTTCATTTCATCGCCTGTTGTAACTTTTTTGCTTGTTACTGCCATCTCTTATCATCCTTTCTATTTATAGATTGCTTTGCCATCGAAGGTGACGCCGTCATCATAGACGGCCGTTACTCCCCCGAGCCACCATTAGCTTGATTGGAAATTTTCACGATAAGAGATTCATCGACTAAAGCAACAGCGTAGTGTTGATCTGCATTGAATTTCGTAATTTTGTGATCAATGTCGCGGTCACGTTCTGCTTGCAAACCACGTTTGACGAATGTTTTCAATGCGCCTGGTTTAACTGCAATGCCTTGTCCTTCAGATAATTTTTTCGTACGAACAATTTGCCAGCCCAATACTTCGCCAAACGTTCCAGAGATTAAAATGTTATCTCCAAGTTGAGAAGCACGAGTCCAGTTATCTGCCGCAGCTTTACGCATTTTTGCAGCGTCTTTGTAAGACAAGAACAAAACACCATTTGCGTCTGTGCTTGCATCCTCAAATGCATCGGGTGCATCTGTAAATGTATCTTCCAATTGGTCGATCAAGTCTAAATCAACATCAGCTTTAACTTCTAACGGCGCTTCTAAAGCAGCGGCTAGAATATCGTTATCAATTTTAGAAGAAATTGACATGCGAATTTGTTTTTGAGATTCGCCTTCAGGATCACCATAACCAGATAAAGCTGATTCATCCGTAATTTTTACACCTTTACCAGCCTTTTTGATGGTGTATTGATCATCATCTGTAGCTAATTTAGCGTAGTCAATCGCTTCGCCTTCTGCGACATCCTCAGCATCACCAATATATTTGTATTTTGGTACCGTGATAGTTGACCCTGGTTGACCTTCTAAAGTCGTATCCAAAGGTGCAATCGCTGAAAATTTGATTGCTTTGGGTAATTGTGCGCTAATCATCGGCGCCATAACTTCTGGATCGACTAAGTTTTCTAATTTTGTTACATCGTTTTCTGCCATTTTTTATTACCTCTTTCTATTGTGTTAGTTTTTTAAATTCTTCTGGATCATCTTTCTTAAGTTGTGCTAACTCTTGATAAGACATTTTCGTGATGTCTTTTGGTTCTTTGCCATTACCTGGTTTGGGTTTCGGTGGTGTCTTATCACGCATCACTTCGTTCACGACACTTTCGCGGTAGGTAGCCAATAGTTTTGTAAATTTATCCATCTTTTCTTTTGCTACATCTTCTTGTGTATCAAAGACAAAGTCAGCAAACTCTGATGGTAATTTGGCATCGTTTAACGCTTTACGCGCAGAATCTTTTGCATCACGAGTGGCAACATCATGCTCTAACTTTTCAAGCTTTTTGATACGCTCTTTTTCCTTTTCTTCAGCGGTTAACTGAGACTGACGGAGTTTTTCTTCAGATTCTTCCTGCCACTTTTTAAACTTCTTATTGATGATGTCATCCACATCTTTATCGCTGTATCTCTTTTCCGGATCTTGTGGCGGATCCTTTGGTTCTGGGTCCTTTCCGTCTTTCGGATCTTTAGGTGGATCTTGCGGATCTGTATTCTTTGGCGGTTCTTGTCCGCCGTCGCCACCTTCAGCAAAGTATTGCAAGTTCATTGGTAATAGGTTTTTCTTTTTCATAGTTATAGTTCCTTTCCCATATAGTTTTACGAGGATAAATGCTTGCTCGTCTCCGTAGCTTTTAACGTCTTCCACGCCTGGACATAATAAAAAGCCTAGTGTTTGCTAGACTTCCATTTCATCAATTAGTTGTTCTTTGGCTATTTCCATCATTCCGATTGCTTGTAGATCCGTTGAGTGAGTATAGAGGGTTTCGATTAAACCTTCACTATTTATACCCACAGTTACAATACAATCAGCATCTTTGAAATAATCTTTGGCCTGGTCCATAAACTCTTCGTTGCTAACGCCACGTTCTTTTTTGCGTTTCATTTCTACAAAGTCCATCCAACGCCTCCTTTCAATTAATTTTAGGTACAAAAATAGCACTTAACTGTTTTATGCAGCTAAGTGCTTTAATATATTCTTTCGTCGTAGTCTGATGGCTTCTCTGCAAACTCTTCCTTTTCTATCAAACCATTGATTAATTCTTGCAGTCGTAATGCACCTTTCAAAGAAAAATCATACTCATCGTTTTCGGTGGTTTCAATATAAGCAAACAGTGGAAATTCGTCTTCCAACTCTTCTTCATATTGTTGCATACTTTTCTCTATAATTTCTTTTGCACCGTCTTCCCAAGTAAACATATCATCACCCTTTCAGCATGTCCTGAATCATTTGCTTCCATGTTTTAGTGGCTTCAGGAAAAATCTTTTCTAAGCGATCAAATTCTTTTCTGTTAACTGCATAGGTTTCTGTCATGTGCGCAAAAAATTCAGTTTCTGGTTTTCCTATGTCTTTCCAATATTTTGAACCATGTCCAGCTCCAATACTACCAGGAGGTAAATATCCTGTAGACTCTACAATGTCGGACAACTCTCTTAAAGTCGCACCTTCATCTTCTTTTAACTGTTTCATATTTTTAGCAAATTGAGAGAAATTTTCTTTACTCTCCATATAAATACGAAAGCTTTCATCTTCCCAAGCTTGTTTTTCAGCTTTCTTTCTCGGTTTTTTACCTAAGCTTTCTTTAGTAGGAAGGTCTCCATTTACATATTTCCAAAGATCATTATCAATTTTGTTCTTCAAATCATATTCAGGCATACCAGACATGTGATCAACATATTGATTTACCTCAACTGTTCCTCTACGGCTCTTTTTCTTAACCGTACCCGCTACTATTTTATCTTCTCCTGTACGTGCTTTTAGTCCTATACTATCAAAAGCGTGTCCGATTTCATGGAATGCCACTTCTAAAGGTTGGCGTCCTCTATCATCGCCGTCGAAAGAACTTTGAGCCAATTGAACCTTATTCTTTCTTGCAAAACCTCTTCCTTTGTCTGTTACTTTAAAAAAGTCTAGTTGGTCAGAATACTTTGCAAACAATTGTCCTAAATCGTCATTTTCAATTTCGCTTAATCCGTTAATGAATTTATTAAAGTTTTCTTCTCCAACAGCATCAGCCATATTTGTTTTATCAATCTGTTCTTTAGCTTCATCAAACCACTCTGAAGCTGATTCTTCAGGTTGGGCTTCCTTCAATGCTTTCGCTTGCTCTTCGATCATCTCATCTGTGATTACAGGAATCATCGTACAACGACAATTCGGATGGGCAGGCAACACAGGCACATCATCAATCTTGTACTGTTTTCCGTTTCTTAGATGGCAAATATCGCAGCCTTTACCGTCTTCGGAAGCAACCCATTCAAGTTTATCATATCCATTTTCTTGATAAGTTTCTAGCTGTCCAGCATTCAAAGCATGCATATATTCTGTGCGTGCTAAGCGTTGTGTTTGGCTCTTACCCACATCCAACCGTTTGTCTAACCGATCAGCCACCTTATAGATGCCATCGCCTTTTACGATGCCTGCCGTAAGTTCTGACTTCATGGAGGCGATGAGCTGGGCTTTATTATCCCACACACGACTGCTAAAATCACCGTCTTGCCATGGTTGTTTAACCAATTGATCAATAGCACGCTTGTTTAGCATACTTGTTTGCAGCGCATCAGAAACAGTCTTACTTCCCAGCTTCACACCGTCTTTAATTTTGCCTTTGAGGTAAGTATCTTCCTTGTTTCCAATAGCTACAAGAGATTTTTCGATCTGTTTTTCTATCTTTTCTAAATGATTGCTGCGATAGAAATCGGATATTTTCGGATCATCTTTCCCGATCCGCTTATACACGTCCATGAGTTCCGCATCAATATCTTTCTTGGCGTCTTCGTAAAATTCAAGCCAAGCTCTCGTTGCCTTTTCATTTTCATTGTAAGCTTTAAAGAGTGGATCTTGCAGTCGCTTTTGCCAGTATTTTTTATTCTTCTTGGCTTGCGCTGCTGCCTTGAGGTGGTTCGCCATTGGCTCCCTCCTCCCCCTCGTCATTTGATGGTGCAGGAATAAAGCTGTTATTCATTGCTTGTTCCTTTTCTTCTTGGATCTTTTCCATTTCGTCTTGGACGTCTGGCACAATGTCCTCGCCCAACTGTGTAAGTTGAGTCGCTTGCGATGTGATACCCGTGAGTTTGGTAACGAATTCTGCAATCTCTGAACTATTTTGCGGTAGGTTAGCTTTAAAAGTAACCCCAATATCTAGTGGGTCAAATGCTTGTCCTTTGGTAGCTAGATAGTCTGAAATCATATATAGACGTGTAAGGATCGCTTTACGCATCCACTTGATCTTTTCTAGCCTGAACTGTTCTAAAGCTAACAGCTTGTATCGTATAGCCACGCCAGAAGAGTTAGAAGCAAACTGTTCATCTGACATGTCCGGAACAAAAGAAAACTTATGGATATCATTTTTCAATCGATCTTTAATATGTTCCGAATAACCATCGTTAACTTCTTTGATCAGCCACTTTACATCCCCATTATCAGAGACTTTAAAACCACCCATTCTTTTTGCTTCTTCCACATCTTCAGCAGTTGTGGCGTCTAAGTTTTTGAAGATCATCATCGCGTCGGTATTGTCGTTTAAATCATTTACGCTGTTGGAAACACTGAGATTATAAGCATCTACTTCAGAAACAACTGGTTCAAAATCTCCTATATTCCAGCGATTGTTTTTGACTTGAACTATAGGACAATGCCCCATCAAGTGAGGCGATTCTTCCTCTATTTCAAAAGAGGCCATAGCAGCATCGTCGTCCTTGTCTTCATAAGCAGGCGCATTTTCAGTATAAGAATAGATCTTGCGATGTGTATCGTCATAGCAATATAAACGCACTCTTTTCTCATTGCCTAGTGTGTCATCTACATCAAATATAATGGCATCTGTCACTGTTTCTCTTAAACGACCGTCTGTAATAACCATGACAGCCATCGGATCAATTGCTTCAAAGCAATATTTCCCATCTTCATTCAGCCACTGTAACTCGTATGCTTCACCAAAGATCGATGCATACAGAAGTAAGTCACTATCAACAGAAGACTCGTTATTATAAGTAAAGATATCTTTCAGCGCTTCATTCTCTTCTAAACCTGAGTAATTCACGTTTCCCGTATAACCTGTCGTGATGGTTGATATATAACGCGGGTAGTTATGAACAACTCTTGCATCTTTTTTCCCTTGTCTATCCGGTTTGTCCAAAATGTCGTGTTTTCCATTGTAATAATCCATGAGTTTCTTTAATCGTGGTTTACGGTTTTGCAAGTGACTCTCGTAAAGCTGTCGTGCTTCTTCAAATGTCAGCATTTTTTTCACTCCTATCTAAATCCAAGGTTAGAGATATTAATTGATCCAACCTTTTGTCCTTTAGTCATATCTTGACTTAATGCATATCTTGTTGCGTCAATCGTGTGGTTGTTGGCATCCTCTAGCCGTGGCTTCGGGTTGCCGTCTTTATCAGTTTGGTAGTCAATGTTTTCAAACTCTTGTGCAATGTGAGGTGTCCGCAATGGATCGATACAGATAAAGTCCAAATCATCCAACCAACGCTCCCCAAATTCCACAGAGTCCGGACCTTTCTTCACGCCCTTAATTCGTAAGATGCCATGTTCGTCTTTAAGTTCTGCGATGCTCTTAGGCTCTGCTGAATCCGCAAAGATCTCATCGCTTTGATAGCCTTTTGCCTGCAATCGTTCGGCAAGCTTGCGGTTACTTAGTTTAACTTCGTAAATTTCATCGATGGCGTAAATGCCATTCTTTTTCTTATCGTAGTGCCAACGTACAAAAGCATTCGGGTCTGTCGCATAGCCAAAGTCATTGCCGTTTCTTATGTTGTCAAAGTTGGCCATCATCTCGTCTGAGATGCAACCAGATTCGACGTGTAAGTTGTCGAAAGGTACAACGCCAGAACCGATTGCCTTACCTAAATACTCCCATTCATAACGACGCTCATTGCGTTCTCTCGTCGTTTCAGCCTCATCTATAAAAGCCTGTGAGATATAAGGATTATCTAAGTAAGTTGTGTGATGGACTACCGTATTTTTAGGTTGTAAGGTTGTTTCGTATTTCGCGTTAACCCATGACTGCTTACGTTTTGGCGGGTTGTAACTGTAAATAAACTTATAAAAAAGACCCTCACCTAACTCCCCACGTAGCAGTGAGTTGGTAATGGTCGTTACGTCTTCTTCTTGTTTAAACTCGGCTAACTCTTCAATCCATGCAATCGCAAAAGGGTGCTTGCTGTCTTTTAAAGACTTAATCCGTGCTGGGTTCTGTGTCCCTAGAAAGGCGATGTAATTGCCGCGCGGAACATAAGTCACACGCAAAGGGTTTTTCGTTATCTTAAAGTATTGATTGACTTCTTGCTGATCAATCGCCCATTTAATTTGTTCGTACACTGACAGCTCCAGATTATCGCCTATACGCCGTATGGCTACCGCATTGACTGGATAACGCATAATCAGCTGTACAATCCCGTGAGCAATGTCAGAGGACTTCCCAGAGCCACGTCCACCCTTTTCAACCACATGCAAGATGTTAGGGTCTAGCAGTGCTTGCCACAACGGATGAAATGCAGGTGGGAACAATTCAGATAGCTTCATGATATATCATCTTCAAAAGTTGGTGGTTCTGTGACTTGGACTTCAGATTTGTCGGTAAACATAGCGTACGTTTTGCCTAACAATTCAGCTGCTTTAATACGGTCCTTGGCTGAAACTTCAATTCTTATGGTTTCACCTTTGTTGGTCACGATAACCTCTGTCTGCTCTCCTCGTGCTAAAGAAGTAAAATACTCTCTAAGCTCTTGTGCGTCTGCCGTTCGTTCGTTATGTAGTTTTTCGAGTTGCTCATCTATATATGTTCTCACCTCAGCATTTCTGAGCAGACGACCCGCATTTGTCGCCGCTACAGAATCCTTTTTAACGTTGGTATAAGCAGCTTTATAAGCTCTTGTTCCATTGGAATCTTTCACGTATTCATCCGCAAAAATTCGTTGCTTTTCAGTCATCGTCACAGCCTTTCCACCACCTTTCTGAAATTATCTTGTATATGCTGATCTTTTATGTAACCTCGCCCAATATATACAGCTTTGTAGTCGTCAATCAATTGATTAGGTAATTCGTTAAAGCACTCCAATAGTGCATAACTGGGATAAAGTGTCGATTGACGAACTATTTTACTACGTATAGGTACACGATTTAATTTTATGTAATAGTAAAAAATCATAAGTATGTCTCCATAAAAATAGCGCTCACGCTATGCCGTGAACGCCGTATTTACCCATTGCATAGATGTCTTTGTTTACTGTTTCCGCAGCAACAAAAGTAGCCAAAACACTGTATCGATATCGCTAATGCAATTTTCGATACTAATAATATATCATGATTTTAAGGGTCAAAAGTGCACAAAAAGTGCAAACTTAATTCTCTAAACCAAATTCTTTTGCTAGATCCTCAAAAAATTTATTACGTAGGTTAAAAGCTTTCCGCCGACTACAAAAGATTAGTTTGTTATCAATTAATCCCTGCATTGTATAAACTGGACGCTGTTTTAAGTATAGCTCTGTAATAATCGTCTCGGTATCCGTACCATGATCATCCAAAGCATTTGCAATAATACGCTTATTACGTTCTAGATTATATAAACGTTTGTCCTGCTCGATTGTAATTAACATATTGATGTTATCGTCATACGAAGCTTTGTTACCTTTGATATCTCCGTTTAAGTCCTCTTCTTGATGTGGATGACGTAATTCTTGCTCTCGTTGTTTAATATAATCGTTAATTTTATAGTAATCAGATAAAATATCTTTGATGTAATTAAAAGTACTTTTTCGCATTTGTTCAACTCCTGTATTCCTCAATTTTTGCTTTAACAGCCGCCATTAGTGCTTCTTGGCCTTGCTCTTTTTGCTGTAGGGATTTCATCACCTGTTCATCCATCGTACTTTTAGTAACGAGGTGGTGGACAATGACAGGTTCTTTCTGCCCTTGTCTAGCTAGCCTAGCGTTGGCTTGCTGATAGTATTCCAAAGACCACGTTAGGCCAAACCATGCGATAATGTGCCCGCCTTGCTGTAGATTCAACCCATGGCCTGCACTTTGTGGGTGCGCAAGCAGTAAAGGGATCCTCCCTTCATTCCACTTTTGGATGTCATTGTCTGAAACATCTAGGACTTTGGCTTCTTTAAACCGTCTCTGTATTCTTTCTAAATCGTGTTTGTATTGGTAAAAGACTAGCACCGGCTGCCCTTGTGCTTCTTCTACGACTTGTTCTAAGGCGTCTAGCTTCTTCTGGTGAACCTCCTGCGGGTTTCCCTCTTCGTCATATATAGCGCCATTAGACAGCTGTAACAGCTTATTAGATAATGTTGCTGCATTACTAGCAACCACATCTGTATCTTCTAGCTCTAACACATATTCACGTTCTAATTCTTTGTATCGTGCACGACCCTTTTTCGATAGTTCAATCTCTACAACGTTATCTGTTCTAGGTGGTAGTTTTAAATAATCATTAGCCTTCATACTGACACAGATATCAGAAATATTTCGATGAATGGCTTCTTCCGAACCCGGAAGCAGTCGCCAACTATACACAACATGGCCATTTTGTTGGTCGGGTACAAAATACTTATTACGATAGCTAGTAACGGTTTTTCCTAATCGGGCGCCCTGGTCCAATAAATAAATTTGTGGCCATAAATCTAAAAGACTATTAGGTGACGGCGTACCGGTTAAACCAATCACCCGATCCATTTTCGGACGTACCTTCCGTAAAGCCTTGAAGCGTTTGGATTTGCTAGATTTAAAGCTTGATAGCTCGTCGATAATTACCGTTTTAAATGGCCAAGAACGACCATAGTAATTCACTAGCCATTCCACATTTTCCCGATTGATGATATACACATCCGCCGTCTTTGCTAGTGCTGCAACGCGGTCTTTTTCTTTACCTAACACCTTTGAAAAAGCTAAATGATTTAGATGATCCCATTTATCAATTTCATCTGTCCACGTTTTATCTGCAACAGATAAGGGGGCAACCACTAGGACATTGTCTATAATTTCAAAGGTGTTTAACAGTTCGTCAATTGCTGTTAAACTCGCTAGTGTCTTCCCTAGTCCCATATCTAACAGCAATGCACAATAAGGGTGGTCTAGTATAAAATTTTTTGAATACGTTTGGTATGGATGCAGCTCACCTTTCACTATTCGATCACGACCTTTCACTGCTGGGTAATATTTAGCAATACATCTGCTTTTTGTTTAGTGTCTACTACATACACATTGATTCCTTGCTTTTCAAATTTCTCTTTCATTTTCAATTGATCCTTTCTTAAAAAGCCCCCAGGACGTTTTAGCTCGACGAAGAAGGTCTTACCATCAATTAAGATAATACGATCTGGAACGCCTCTTCGGCCGGGTGATACAAATTTCAAACAAAGTCCGCCTAACATCTCTGTTTTTCTAATTAAATAATTTTCGATATCATTTTCTATTTGCATTTCGTTCCTCCTAAATTTGCAAGTGTGTCCACTGTGTCCCTCGCGCACGCGTATAGACTAAAACCCCTATTCTACATATATCTGTATACCTCCTATATATGTAAAACAACTATTTCACTAAATAAAGTATTTTAATGGACACAGTGGTCACAGTAGCACTCAATACCATACGCCCCAAGGTTTTAAGGTGTGTCCATAGGTGTGTCCACCTCGAATTTTAGTGGACACAATGGTCACAGCACGCAAACATAAGTTCCTTTTAGTGTGTCCATCCCCTAAAAATAATGGACACACCTCTAAGTACTGATAAATCAATATTCTTGTTTTTGGGTGTGTCCATAAGTGTGTCCATCAGAATTTACGTGTGAAGGCCGTTTGAGTTCCGTAGGCACTTCCAAATCTTAACCTTCCACGGCTGGATTTATGTTTTTCCCAGCCTTCTAAATTGTTTAAAATGGTTCTTATCTCAGCTGCCTTAGCTGGATGAATATTACGGGAATCCCCGCAGTATAATTCATTCCAAATCTCTAAAATACATACACGGTCCCTTTGCATACTGCCGTCTTCCTGAATCTCGGTGCCTCGCCCTTGAATATAATCACGCCTTTCTTGCTTACTTAGATCGTACCAATCTTCAGTAATGGGGATATCCAAAAACTCCAGTATTTCACCTTCCATAGAAGAAGTTTCTGTGTGATACTCTTGCTGTTCTAACGCCATTTTTTCCTGGTCACTTGTTAAATAAAGGTCTTCTCCTTGGTCCCAAACAGTAACCGCTTCTGCCCATATCTGATCACGTGTGTTTTTGTCCATTTCCCAAACATAATGTTTTACTGGTTGAACCCCCACATCAACAGGCCAGAAACGTCGGTTTCCCGTACGATCCCGCAGAAACTCAATGTCGTTGGTTGTCCCCCAAAAAACGCAACGACGTTTAAAGTAAGACTTATGACGTCCGTAAGCAACGCGAAAGACATCTTCCTGCTTTGAAATGAAATGCTTTGTCGCTTCGATGTCCGCCTTTTTCGTTGCTGATAACTCACCCATTTCCATAATCCACACGCCTTGCAAAGCCTCATAGGCATCTTTACCGCTCACACCTTCTAAGCTATTGGAAAACCACTGTCCTGCCAGTTTAGTAGGAAGTAGGGTTTTCCCGATGCCTTGAGGTCCGCTTGTCACTAACATATGATCAAACTTTACGCCGGGGACAAAAATTCGTGCGACAGCTGCAGCTAAAAATTTACGCGTTACGATGCGGTTATAAGGGTTGTCATCCGCCCCTAGGTAATCAATCAATAATGTATCTAAACGCTCCACACCGTCCCATGACAAGCTCCCAAGGTAATCTTTGACAGGATCATAAGAGTTCCTTTCGATTTCTTGTGCTAGGGCGTCATCCACCTTCCCACGATTTACTATGCCGTAGATATTTTCAATGTAAACCCGCAAGCCGGAATCATCACTATCTTTCCAAGTGTTATCATCCTTAACCTTACGCCAAGGGAGATTTTTACGAATTTCGATTCGATTCGAAAAGCTATTAAGATAGATTTTCTTTTTTAAATTTGGGTCTTGCAGCATAATCGTTTCTAAATTTTTCGCTGAAGATTCAATTTGACCATTTTCGTCAATATCTAGCTTCATATGGGCGAACCAGTCTTCGTCATCCTCGTCTAGCTCTTCCAGATCCCCGTCAAAGTCATCAAGTGCTTTGGATAATTTTTCACTTTGAATCAACTGACGCACATTGTCATCTTCCATCGCGTAATCTTTCATTGCTTTATATGATGGGTAACGATCAATCCGTGTTGTTGGTTTGACGTCTTCGTCCAAATCCCCAAATTTATGGATACGAACCAAATCAAACGCATTGACTAATTGATCCCCGACAGGGTCCGTCCCGTGATGAGAATAAGCAAATTTATCATCATAAATAACTAATCCGCCACTTGTCGTCCCATCTAGGTACGTCCAGCGATCTTCATGACTCGTTGGACCGTATACATCCGGCAGAAAGGTTTCGATCGCAGAAATGATGTCATACGTGCGACAGAAAGCACCAACAACACCCTTTTTGTCTAACGGATCTCCGGCTTTTTTAGCTTGCTGTTCACGAATTGAATGCCCTCGTGAGCTTTCTGGCCAGTAACTAGAATCCCGCCAGTCTTCATAGCTTTCAAGGATGTCATCAGGATCCACCCAAGGCAGATCCTGAAAATCCGTGAAATAAGGACCATCAATCGCGTGAGATGGAAAATACATTAGTCGTTCGGCTTGATATGTTGTATCATCAAAATTATCCATCCCTAGCATTTCGGCTAGCTTCCGTGCTAATGGTTCATACTCTTCTGCTGTCACAGGTCGTGAAAGAGGGATTATAAGCCGATAACGAGGTCCCTTGACTAAATGGCTATGTGTGGTGTAAATCGCTGCTGCATGGTCAAATAGCAGCTGCACATCTTCCCAAAACTCTTTGGTTGTGCTATCAGCATCAAGAGTAACTAACGTACGTTGCTGGGCATAGCCTCGTTTACGTTGTCCTTCTTTCAGCCAACCGCCAACAAATCCACCGACATCTTTTGCATCGTCTTGCTTGGACTTAGGCATTTTCTTATAATCTTCTACGGTCTCTTGAGTAACGGTTGGCTTTTGTAGTCTTTCCAGAAACTCAGACCACTTGAATGTTTTGTTTTTCCATTTTTTATCTAAACGTGATGCTCCAATGGCGAGATGGATCTCACCGTTGTGTTTTAATTTGGTGATTGGTTTTGCTTGTTCCATCTCTTCAATCCTTTCTTACTACGCTTTGATTTTTTTCTTATATAACGGCTCAGGATAAACTCTGATGACGTTTCTTACTGCCTTTTCGGTTATTGTCTTGTGCTTTCTTAGCGGAAATTGCTCCATCAACTGCTGGTGTGCTTCTTCTGCTGTCCCTGCAGCGTAGAGTTTTCCACTGCGACAACCGCGAATTTCAACATTAATCATTATCTTCACTCCATTCCTCGACTGTGCCTTTCGCGGCTAAAATCCTAGCAGCTTCTGCTTCCTCTTTGTTTCTAAAAACTCTGGGTCTATCAAAGTTCTCGTCCAATACATGGAAGTAGCTGTTAACTCTAACACCATCGTATAAAACGGAAAGTGATATCAAGTACATATCATCATCTTTAACCACCCACACAGGTTCTTTTTCGATGGTGTAGCCATATAAGAATATTTTGCTAATAAGCTCATCGTTATCTAAAATCCAATCTCGTTCTCCATTTATAGGATTAAAAATATCCCCATTAAAAAAGTATCTCCAAAATTCAATAGACGAATCAATATAGTATTCTTCTATCCGCTCAGCAAGCCACCGTGGTATCTTTGGCTTTTCGGATTCATTCAGCCATTCAGCTTTTTTATAGCCAAATTCCAGTGCATCAACTCGTCCACAACTATAGCCATTAATCCAGTTGCTATCATCTATAGTTTCTTGTGCTTTCTTTTCTTCTTTGGTGATTTGCTTGCTTAAAACACCGAGTAATTCTTGTTTATTCATTTTTCCAACACCTCTATCAATTTATTTAAATACCATCTAGCTTTTTCTAGATCTTCATCGCCGTTTTTCAATCGCTCACGACTGATATATTTCAATACATTCCCTTTAACAAATCCCCTAAATTCCTCGTCTGTTAGCTTATCTTTGATATAATCAATTGTTTCGATATCGCCTTGTGTGTAATGATTCGGGTGGTTGACGTTGTCACTCATAAGTCGGCAGGTTTCATCTCTACTTAACAAATATTCTCCATTTTTAAGTTTACGCATATTTTTAAACTCCGCTTCTCTATATTCCGAAATTTGATTTCTTAATTCTACATTTCTCCTTAATAATCTGGTGTTTTCGTCCAACTGTTCATAGTATTCCTCTCGATATCCATCTTCATTCCATTTTTCCCACGATCTTACTGTGGTATCATCATCATCTTTAAATTCCCAAGATGTAAAAAGCCCTCCTATAATAAAGCCCAATAATATCAACAAAAATATAACAAACGCACTCATTCTTCCACCTCTTTCTCTTTCAAAATAAAAGAGCAAATATTATATTTATTGATAAAAATTTTTTCTTCGGAAGGTTCTTCGGTAGGATATCTGTAACCTTTCATGATGTTGTGGATGCATCCAGGAAGGTAGCCAATAATCCATCTAACTTCATCTTCCACCAAGTCATTTTTTAACTGCGCTGCCACATTATCAGCTTCATCCCCTAAAAACTGCCAGCATCTACCGTCTTCCATGTAAATTTCAATTGTTCTAATGCTCATTCTTCCACCTCTTCTAAAAATCTATTAAGTTTATAGCAATCATCTAGTATCCATTTTAATTGGTTCTTTAATTCTTCATTGCTTTTATTCTGGAAATCACTTTTTAAAATACTAGCTAGAACTTCTATATTATCTGCCAAATCATACATCTTTTTTCCGTTCTTCATTTCAACGCCTGCCTTTCTTTTTCCTTCCTAAGTTTATCTTTCGTTTTTTAAAATAAAAGCGACTATTGTAACTACTGCTAAAAATGCTGCTATACATAAAACTGCTATCCATTTATATTCGATAATTATACAAGCTAGCATGAACACGGGTAACAGCAGAAAAAGTATACTGCATGTAACAATAACCAAAGCGTCTACAAAATAAGCTACGAAATTTTTCATTTCAACGCCTACCTTTCTTTAATCTAATAATTTTGAGAATCTCTCTAGCTCTTCTAGTTCTACTGTCATGTCACTTTCAATTTTCACGATGATTTTTGCATCAGATGTATTGAACCCTTTAGATGCTAAATGACAGATACGTTCATTCTGTTCCACATCAAATCCAGTTCCTATTTCATAAATAAGGTTTTCATATGCGTTTAATGCCTTATTTACTGCCTTCCCTAATTGTTCAAAAAGAGCATTAAAATCTCTTGGCTCGTTCATGCCGTCACTCCTTAATCTTTCATGTAAAAGTCACTTTCGAATCCTTCAGCGTTTAAAGGTAAATCTTGCGCCCATTCAGGTGGTACGGCTAAAATTTCGTTCATTTCTTCAACGGAACCTTCACCATTTTTAACCTCTGTCACAGCTTCATCATGGATATGAAAAACAACCGGGTAACCGTTTTTTTCAAGTCGAAGCATCGCCTCAGCTAACACGTCGCGAGCGGTTGCCTGCACGATGTTTTCCACCAGTTTTCCACCATAGGTCTGCAGTTTCGTAAACGCTACTTTGTCGCCTTGACCTTCATAAAATACCGCAGGACCATAGTTGCCAGCTTCTAAGTGTGCTTTAGCATAGGCTAGCTTGCGCCCGCTAGGTAATTGGATAAAAAGAAAACCACCTTTTTTAAAGAACTTCAGTCCTCTAGGACCTTTACGGACACCACCATTTTGCAAGCACTCAATTACAGCTTCTTGTGTTTTGTACCAAAAGTTTTTAATTCTCTGGTTAGAGCTACGCCATAAGTCAACTATGTCCTGCAACTCTTCTTCCGGAATGCCGTTTTCTAATGCACCCATAGCCTTTAACGCACCCGGTCCACCCTGATAACCAAGTGCAAGCGTGGCTACTTTCCCACGTTGCCGCATATCCTTACCTTCCTTGGATTTCCAGTCATAATCTTTCACATCGCCTAAACTAAACATCTGCGCTGCCGTGGCTTCGTATATTTTGCCGTGAGTGCGAAACACGTCAAGCACCCAATCCTGTTTGGCAAACCAAGCAATCACGCGAGCTTCAATGGCTGAAAAATCAGAGACAATGAAACGATAACCATCTTTAGCAACAAGTCCGGTACGGATCAACTGTTTTAGTGTATCCGGTACGTTGTCATACATGGCTTCGATCATTTGGATATCTTTGTTTTTCACGAGCTGGCGGGCAAAGGCAATTTCGTTTAAATAGTTCCTTGGCAGGTTCTGCACTTGCAGCAAACGTCCTGCCCAACGTCCAGTACGGTTAGCACCATAAAACTGCAAAATCCCATGAATACGTCCGTCACTGCAACGTGCATTGTCCATCATCAAATACTTTTTCGTGCTAGAATTTGATAGGTTAAGACGTAGCTTTAAGGCCGTTTTGACTTGTTCAGGTAGTTCTCCTAGTTCAATGGCTGCCTCAACGGTTTTCTTGCCTAACGTTTCAAAAGGTGCGCCTTGTTCTTCTAACCACTCTTTGAGTTGTTTTAGACTATTGGGGTTTTCTAACCCAGTTACTTCTTTTAACTTGGCCATATTTTCCTCTGTTAGTTGATCCATAATCTCAATTGCTGAAGCTGCTAACTCGTGATCAATCGCTGCGCCTCGGTCATTGACAACCTGATCAAAACTGTAAATTGCCCATTCAGATTCTTTAACCGGAAAACGATTAAGCTTATCCGCAATCGCCATTTCGGTATGCACATCTTGAATACAGTAGTCAATAAAGGTTTGCCATTTTTCTGGATCGTGTTCGGGCAAGTTTCTCGTTCGTTGGTTGTTGGCTTTCGTTGGTTTACAAGGTTTCGAGAAAAAATTAATCAACTGCGTGCCTCGAGTGTCTTTTTGTTGTTCAATGTTTAAATAAGCAGCACAGCGACCCAAAGAACCTGGCAAACCTAGCTCATTTGCATGAACCATCGTGCAATGCCACTGCATCGGATCAAGTTGTTGATCAACATATTTTGATAAGCAAATTCGTTCAAACTGAGCATTAAAAGCAACCTTCGTTACTTCTGGATCAGATAGCGCATTGAGAATCTCTTTCGGTATTTCATCAATTGATAGATCCACGCAAGCAACTTCGCCCCCATCGACCGCATAAGCAAACAGTAAGATTTCAAAATTTGGACTATCAACGTATTTATAAACACCCACCTTAGTTAGATCGTTATCCGAGTAAGTTTCAATATCAATATTTAGAGTTTCCATTTTTACCTCCTAAAAAGAAGAGGGGGCGTTTCCGCCCCCTCATTCAGTTTTTTTATGAAAACATATCGTCCGTATCGTCTTCGAAATCGTCTTCCCATTCCATGTCACCGAAATCAGATTCAGCGCTAGCGCGGCCTCCAAGAAAATCACCTTTACCGGTTGTTAGGATATTATTTAGACCTGCTGAAACGCCTTTGTTTCCTGCGGTGTTGTACGCATAGAAATTCATGGAAACCATAGCGTATACACCAGAATAAACGTCATCTGGGTCCGTTGTTTTAATCATATTCCCGCTTTCGCGCTTCACAATTTGCGGAGCTGTTTTTGTTGAAACATTGATAAACATCGTATCCTTAAACTCTGGTTGTTCTTCTGTATCAAATTCATCGTCACCATCGCGAAGGGTAGTTTTTAGATTATTAGGCTTTACCCCTTTGAGCTTGTCGTCTTTAGCTCCCTCATATGCGGTTTTTGATTGCTGATTTAATCGATTTTATAGTTTCTTCGTCGGATTTGGGAATCAATACCATTGTGCTGTACTTAGGTTCTTGTCCTTCAAATGCGTGGGGTTCTAACACATGTGCAAAACTTAATCTCACTTTGTTTGTTACTACTTTCGTACCGTTTAATTTAGCCATTCTAAATTCCTTCTTTCGTTTTTTTAATTAAATAAGTCATCTTCTGTTTCACTTGCTCCGTTTGTGATAGGCTCTTTGTGCAATTCTCTCTGGATATCCTTCACGGCATTTTCCTTTGTTTCGACAATGGTCTTTACGTAACTCTTGATGTCGTGCTTTGCAGACTCTGTTAAAGCTGGCGCATAACAGATCAGGTTAGCTAGTGCTGCCTCAACTGTCTGAAAATAGCCTCTAAACTGATATTTATTTTTAACATAAATTTGTAGTTCCAAATTGCGTTTATCAAATTGCACGATACGATATCCAGTACCCTGAAAAACAACTGGTTTATCTTTCGTTTCTTTCACAGATATCAACCCCCTTCAAAATCGCTAATTGCGTCATCTACACTGTTTAAGGCTGATCGTTTATCCGATTCAGGGACTAACACGGGCTTGCCATCAGGTTTTATAATGTAATCAGAAGCAAGGTCGTTAAATGCTTTTTTACCGACAACCTTTTCTAGATTCGTTATACTTTGTAGTTGCTGTGGCTTAAGCAGTTCTTCGTCATCATAGCCCTCTGCTTCTAACATCATAAGAAGCCCATTTTCGTCTTGAATCTTACGATTACTACGACCTGCAACGACTTTCCAGCCAGGGAACTCTTCGCCTTCATCCCGTGCTTTTTGTAAAGCATACGTTTCTACATGTTCAATCCATTTTTTAATTTCTGGTGCACGTTCTAAAATTTCTGCAATCTCCTCATTGGATAAAAGCGGTGCTTCTTTTAAATCATATTTATCAATAAGGGATAGAGTTTTTTTCTGCCCTAGGTCTTAGCTGCGCCCGTACTTTCGAAAATTTCACAACATCATCTGTAATCGTCCACTCGCCGTTACCTTCAAAGGCTTGAACAGCTCGAGGGGCAACGTAGTTATCCGCCCAATAGAGTAATTCATCTTTGGTAATCTCAAAGCTGGATAGATTATCTAATCGTGGTTGAATAATGGTCATCTTGACGGTTTCAAACTCATAGATAAGATCAAATTTATCGACTGCACCTAAGGCATATAGCATTAGTTGTGGGTTTTGATAGGCATCAACGGGCACACCCTTGCCATATTTGAGGTCAATAATCTCGATGGTATTATCTGCGCAGATAACTACGTCAGACGTACCAAAACCTTTAGGCACCCACTTATTAAGGTCAAATTTTTGCTCTAATTCAACGGAAGCATTTTCGTATTTGTTGGCTCGTTCCTCAACCAAGTCACAATAATCGGAAACATAATCTTCCATTGCTGCATCATAAAACTCATTGGTTTCTTTGAAACGCTTCATTCGTGCCTTAGCCGTTACCTTTTTCATTTTCCCAAAACGTTCGCTTAGCTTTAATTCTGCTAATGTGTGTGCGGCGGTCCCTTCTGCAGCAAAGTTACTCCCCTTATCTCCAAAGGGCTCTTCCACTCTGGCAATAGGTGGACAAACCAACCACCGTTGCGCACTGCTAGCACTTAATAAAGCATGATCTGTCACCGGCATAGCTACTCACCTGCTAACACTTCAAGATCTGTCAGAAATGCTGAATAATCTTCCTCGTTAAGATCAGATAACTTTTTAGCATTAAAGCGGTCAAAAGCAGCAAGCACTTTATCACGGTGGCCGTTATCCATTGCCTCTTTCATTGCTGCTTGTACATCGGCTTTTGTTGCATCTGGATGCTTACCATCTGTTTTAGATTTTTCTTCTGGTTCATCTTCTTTAGGTTTTTCTTCTTTTTCAGTGTCGGAAATCTTTTCCGTAGAGGCTGTAGCTTTCTTTGTCGCTTTCTTCTTTTTTGATGTTTTTGGTTTCTCTTTCTTTTCTGGTTCTGATTTTGTTTCTTTTTCAGGCTCTTCTTTTTTAGCGGGTACCTGGTTATGAGGATCTGCTAAGTTGATTTCTGATCCAGACAATTCTTTTAAAAGCTCTTGCAGCTCTTCTGCTGTTTCTGCGTTAATTGACACATTAATTCTTGACATAATTTTTTCCTCCTAAATATATGGGTTTATGTGGTCTCTCATTTTTAATAAGTGCTCCTCTAATGGCTCAGTTCGTATTATTCTTATATCGTTAATACGCCGTTCCAATTCTTCAATGTCTGTTTCCATTTGTTTTAAGGTTTCAGACGCTTTTCCGTCCACAAGCCCACAGATAGCAAGATAAACTTCTGGACTTACAAACTCGGCAATATCTTCTACTGATTCGACAGTGATCCATCTACCTTTAATAAAATACATTTTTGCCATGTCTAAACCTCCTGTGCTATACTTCCTTTATAGATATATTTTTTTATTGACTGTTTTTGCTTGGTGGCGGAATCAGTCTTTTTTATATAATCCACAATTTCTTTCAAATTGTTTTCTACGTAACTCATGTTTTTGTAAAGACCAACGGGTAGATCATCGTCACCTATAAAAGGCATAACATCCCCTCCATGTGCACAATCAAAACCAATTAAATATCTTCCTTCATTATCAAAATCAGCAAAAGTTATACCACCGTGTGCAGGAATGCTGTAATTATTTTCTATCGTAAAAATTGGCTGTTTATATAAGTAGTGTCCTTCGGGAATAACTACATATCCACATAAGTGTCTCAAGACTCTAACTCGATTAATTACACAATGAAATCCGTTATAATCAAATTCTTCATGATCTCCTTCTAATTCAATTAACCCTTTCAGTCCCGGCGAATGTTCTAAAACTTTCTTTTCTTCATCATTTATTTCCATTCATCTCACCTCCCTCCAAGACAGAAATCATTCCATTCTAAAATCAATGCTTCTAAAGCCGTCACCGATATAATCGCCGTCCACACTAAAGATAATGGAGAAACGACCGATACAATAATTGCGAGTAATAGCAATTTTCTTTTGTGTTTTCTCATCTAAATTTCCTTTCTCAAAACAACTAACTCTGTCCGGGAGCTATCATTTTAGTAATTTATTTTTGTGCAAAAACTCAAATACTTCTTTTTTGTTCCATGATTCCGTCTGTCCTTTTTTGTGGTAAGGAAAACCAGGCAAATAGCGATAGTTGGCATCAAATGTTTCAACATCGCATCCAATTGCCTCTGCTATTTCTTTTCGGGTGAGCAAAAACTTATCTTCATCTTTTAATTCAAGAAGAACTTCATTGACTGCGTTTTTTAAAGCAACCTTTAACATTTCAGAAAAATTTGAAATGAAATCTTTGCTGAAAATGTTCATAGCAATCAACTCCTTTCTTGTTCAATTTTCAACAATGTTTTAATTGTTTTTATATGTTCTTGAGCTTTCTTTCCATTTCTTCTTCCGTTTAAAATGTCTGATAGATATGGTGTAGAAATACCTAGTAATTCTGCTAAATACGTCATTGTCATCCTTCTTTTTCTTAATTCAGAACGGATTTTTAAATCCAAGTTTTCACTCATCGCCCTCACCTCTTTTACCCTATAATATTTAAGCTAAAATATTAGCTAACATATTGACTTTAATTAGCATTTAAGCTATTATAAATGCATAGCGAAAAAAGCCTTTTAATTTCTTATACTTCTTAGTTTGGCGACCTAGAAAATAGTTGAAATTATAATGACTTGTTAGCTAACAAATTAGCTTATGGATAAAGTATAGTAGCTTAAAAGTTATTTGTCAACGAAAAAATGACTTAAATGCTAATATTTTTTTCGTGAGCTCTAAAAAAGGATGGGTAAACTTGACTTTAGTGCAGAGAATAAAAATGTTGGCGGACGAAAGAAAAACGAATTTTGCGGAAATTGAACGCGCAATTGGTCTTTCTAATGGACAAATCAGACGTTGGGATGATGCTTCTCCTAAGGCTGAAAATTTAAAAAAAGTAGCAGATCATCTAAATGTGTCGACTGATTACTTGCTTGGGAGATCAGATAAAAATAATACCATCACTGTGGAAGAAGCCTTAAGCTCCGTAATGTCTTACGATGGAAAACAATTAACGGAAAACGATCGCGAAATTCTAAAAGGTATTATTGAAGGATATTTAAATTCTAAAAATCAGTAGGTGTTTTATGAATAAACGAGTTAAGGAAATAACAGATGAGTTAAATGTAGCAATTAAATATAATCAAAATTTAGATAAACCGGCTCATTATATACCAGCTATTAACACTATTGTTTTAAATTCATCTTTAAGTGAATTTGAGATGACCAAAGCTTTATTACACGAGCTAGGACACGCTTCAAAACATCGAAATAATTATAGTCTTTACAACACAACTTATACTTACCATTCTAAGATGGAGAGTGAAGCTAACGATTATATGATATCTGAAATTATCCAAGAAAATGATGGTGTTTATAACTATGCACAATTAATCAATAAGTTTAATGTTGGTATGGGTTGGGATACACATTATTATAAATAGAGTACAAGCGTTCTATTTAAAGGAGGTGTTTTAATTCATTAAATAACAAAACGAAATTTATACATAACGAAATAAATGTTATGGTATGTTGGTAAATTAAGGGTTGTATTATTTTTAAATAACAGAAAGAAGGAATTTATAAAAATGGCAAAGAAAGTTAAGGGCGAAGATGGAAAGATGTATAAGGTAAGCAAACCTTTCTATAAAAGAATTTGGGTTTGGGTTCTAATTGTTGTGGTTGTATTTTTTGGGATTGGTATTTTTAGTGAAGATGAAGAAGCTGAAAAAGTAGCTTCTGAAGATAGTACAGAACAATCAACAGAGCAAGACTCCGAAGAGGATCCTCTAGACGAAGAGTTTGTTGTTGGTGATACTGTTAGCTACAAAGGCGTAGAGTTAACTGTAAATGACGTAGAGTTTAGAGAACCTTCCAGCCAAGAAGCAGAAATAAATGAATATGATCTAAGTGATGGGAACCAAATGGCGATTGTAAATGTAACATTAAAAAATAATTCTGATGAATCACTTTATTACAATATGTATGATTTTAGACTAAACTCCGGCGGTAATGCTAAGGATATGGATCTATACGCTGATGATGAAAGTGATAAGATCGGAGACGGTAACTTAGATGAGAATGCTGATTTAACAGGTGATTTAATTGGACAAGCCAATCCTGATGACACAGCAAAATTGCAGTACCAAACTGACATTTGGAACGATGAAACTGTAGACATTAATTTAAATTAATGTAAAAAAAATAAGCACGCTCCACCTCCCCAGGTAAAAAGCGCGCTCTACTAAATAGGCTTATTTAGCTGTATCTATTTTACCAAATGAAAGGAGTGATGCCAAGTTATTCTCAATTGTGCAATCTGTCCGGGAGCCAAAGGAGAATAAATATGAAGTACACTAAAACGAAATATCCAAATATATTTTCGTATGAAACAAAAAAAGGGAAAAGGTATCGAATTCGAAGGGCTTATTTTTACGAAGGCAAGAAAAAGAACTTGACGAATCAGGTATGAAAACTCTGCAAGAAGCAAAAATTCGTCTTGCAGAAATTGAGCGTACACTTGATATGGATGAATTCGGATATATAACTAGAAAAAAGATGACTTGCGACGAGTACTATCAAGAATATGCAACAAGAAAAGTTCAGACACAAATTTGGTCCAAAGATACTAAGCGAAAAAAAGATATGGATTGGAAAAATCACGTCTCTCCTGCTTTTGGAAATACTCCTCTCGTCAAGCTCAATCGCGCTTCCTATGAACTGTGGATCGCCGACCAACTGAAAATTGGGGCTAGGTCCAGCGTTAAATCTTACCACGATACTTTTATGGGCATGTTAAATGATGCTGTGGTTATAGGAGTTTTAGAAAGAAATCGACTACTCCGTGTAAATATTGGTGAATCTGAAATCCCAGCCAAGGATAAAAGCTTTAGTTTTGAAGATTACAAAGTATGGATGTCTGCTGCAGAAAGATATCTACCTTCGTATGATTTCGCTTTTGTCTATATTGCGTCTTTTGGATTAAGAAGAGGTGAAATCCTCGGTCTTAAACCAATCGCTATCCATGCACAAAAAGGTTTTAATACTAAATTAAAATTAGATGATACTCGTACAAACGAAGAGCCTGAAGGAAAGGGCTCAACAAAAAATAAAAATGAGCGATGGATAACTTTAAATAAACGTGGAACTGATCTATTAAACGAGGCGTTAAAGGAAGCTACAGAAATCAAAAAAGACTTTAATGAAATACTTCATCAAAATGATTATTTATATATGAATCCACGTACAGGTAAGCCTTATGATGTTGGTCAGCTGAATCGTTTATTTAAACAAATAAATGAAATTACGGGCCTTCACGCCCACCCTCACTTACTACGTCATTACTTTACTACTCAAATGGCTGTAACAGGAGTGCCAAAAGAACATGCCGCAAGCTTTTTAGGCCATACTAATACCCACATGACTGAAAAATATACGCATATCAAAGATGAAGTTTCAGACAACGTCATCGATATCGTAAATAGTCGACTAAATTATAACTAATTATTGCACAAAAAAAGGGTCGGGAAATTTTTTAAAATTACAAAAAACTTCCCGACTACTTTCCGACCAATCATCTTTTTATATCATTTTTAACCATCTTTAAGTTTATAATTTTTAGGATAAACTCCGATATATTAGCTATCTAAGAATATGAAAAGAGAAACAATTAAAACGATATCT